GGGGTTTAGTTTTACGTAGGCTATTCCCCCGCTTTTGCCCGGGTCGATGCCCACTAACTTTACATTTTCTATTAACATTATTCATTTTAATGCTCGGACTTTCTCTAAAATACTAAAGGTTGTCAAACGAAAATTTTTTGAGACTATATGTAGATATGCGGGAACGCTACGGAAGAGTGTGGCCGGATGAAGCCAGCGACTTAGACATTGAGTTGGTTTGTTTCCGGCAGGGTTTAAACGAGCAAACTGGTGGTTTGGGCAAATACGAACACCTTAAAAGAATTATCACTTGTCTTTGGCCTATAAATACTTCCAAAGGAAAAACTAAAAGCGGTTTTGAGTTTCATCCTTGGGCCGAACAAATGCTGCAAGCGGCGTGCGAGAATCAGTATATGGCCGTCAGCGGCCCCAAGAGTTCCGGAAAGTCCCAGACAATGGCAGTTTGGGCCTTAGTAAATTGGCTGGCATCGCCCTCCGAAACTCTTGTGTTAGTTACCTCAACAAGTTTGAAAGAAGCGAGGATGCGTATTTGGGGGGCTATTCGTGAGTTATATTTGGCGGTTCCCGGTCTTCCCGGGAAGCTTGTAGATTCATTAGGTATTCTTCGCTTGGACGAGGGGGAAAGCTCAGATCGTTCTGCCATAGTTCTAATCCCATCTAGTCCGGAGAAAGAAAAAGAAGCATCCTCAAAGTTGATCGGGTTGAAACAAAAACGAGTATATTTGATTGTGGACGAGATGACTGATATTTCGTCATCTGTCGTAGAGGCTTTATACAATCTCGACTCTAATCCGGAGTTTCAATTTGTAGGGTTGGGAAATTTTAAATCAATGTACGACCCCTTTGGGCAGTTTTGCCAACCCAAGGCTGGGTGGAGTTCTGTCACCGTGGAAGATGGCGAATGGCAAACCAAGCTCGGTCTGTGTCTTCACTTAGACGGAATGAAGTCCCCTAATCTCACCAGCGATGATCGTTGGCCGTATTTACTCACCACAAAAAAAATTAACGAAGCAAAGGCCTACGAGGGTGAAAACTCTCTGCAATTTTGGCGGTTTATACGAAGCTTCCCGGCCCCCGCAGGGGTAGATGACTGCGTGTTCTCCGAGGCCGATATCCGTAAGTTTAATGCGGAAAACAAACCTAGCCTTACAGATGTTGTGCGAGTAATGGGCATCGACCCTTCGTTTAGCCGTGGTGGCGACAGAACCATTGCTTGTGTTGGCAAGCTCGGGAAAAACATTGCCACAGGAGTACCTACGTTTGTCTATGAGGATTTTGTTCATTTGGTAGAAGACGTGCGAAGCCCAGACCCACGGCACTTTCAATTAGCCCGACAAGTCTTTGAACTTTGTCGGAAATACAATGTTTTACCGAAGAACATCGGCGTTGACGCAACAGGCGGCGGCGCTCCCTTCTGCGATATTTTGGCCGAGATTCTTGGGAGCAATCAAATTATGCGTGTGCAATTTGGTAACAAACCCACCGATCTTCCTGTTAGTGCGGTAAGTCCAACTCCGGCAAAAGACAAGTTTGACCTACGAGCAACAGAACTTTGGTACGTCGCCTTGGAAGCTCTCCGCAGCTTTCAACTTGGAGGAGTAACTCCGCAATTAGCTACCGAAATGACCAATCGAAAGTATCAGACTATTGCGGGCGGAAAGATACGCTTAGAGCCGAAGGTAGACTACAAGAGTAGGGTGGGGAAAAGCCCCGACTTAGCCGATGCGGCTTTTATATGCTTAGACGTGGCCAGACACGTTCACGGCTTTTATCCTTCTGGGACTTTCTTACAAACCCAACGAGACAGTTGGCGGCAAGTGGTTAAACGGAAGGACCCGGGGGCCATTGACTCATCTAACATATTGTTAGCTAGTTCGGATGTTGACAATCTAAGCATCTTTCACCAGACTCTTTAGGACGTGCAAGGCTTAGAAACCATTACCGAAACAGGGCGGCAACCCCGCGTTCGCATTAAAGATCACCAAAGCGCCTATACTATGTATAGGAAGCTTCGGGATGCTGACAATATTCGTAGTCAAGATCGCAGTCGGATTATGTCGATGTTTGACGGAGCGGCTCCATACAATCCTTCAACCCTGAAGGCTTTGGGCCAGAGCTATCGCAGTAACCTTAATTTTGGAGAAGCTTACGCTGACTTAGAAAAGTCTCTTTCTGCGTACGTTGATTTGGTTAACGGCGTAGATCGTTTGGCCAATATCCGTTTAAATGTCGGCAGCGATCCCGCCAATCTTGAAATTGGAGAGATTCTTTCTGAAGAATTCCATCGCACTTTGATTGGTTGGGATCGTTTTCATTATTTTTACAATCTCTTAGCGCATCATTTTGTAGCTTACGGCCTAGGCGCAGTTTTTTTTGAGAACGAAACAAGCTGGCGGTATAATGTTTGCGGTTTGGGAGATTTTCTTGTTCCCGATCAAACTCCTATGAATGAGGATATGGTCGAGTTTATTGTGGTTAAACGCAGTTATTTGGCTCACGAATTGTTTGATTTTATTGATGACCCAAAAGCCGCAAAGGCCGCAGGTTGGAATGTAAACGAAGTAAAAGAAGCGATTAAACGGGCTTCTGCTAGTGCCGGACAAATTGGCAGGGAACACGACGATTGGGAGCAACTTCAGAAAGAAATTAAAACTAACGAGCTTCATTACAGCTATGTTCGTTCTCCCTCTATCCCGGTATGTCATTATTATTGTCGAGAGAGCGACGGAACTTATTCACATTTTATTGGCACTCGCGACGGAACGGGAGAATTTCTTTTTCGAAAAGACCGTCGTTTTAACCGCGCCACAGAAGCTTTTATCTTTTTCCCTTTTAGCGTTGGGAATGGGCTCCTTCATTCCGTTCGTGGCCTCGGGCACAAGATTTTTCCCTCTATTGCCGTCAGCAATCGCTTCCGAAACACAATGGTAGATGGCGCTCTTCTTAGCTCCACGATTCTTCTTCAGCCCGCCACTCCCGCAGATGCCGATAATTTTGTTCTTAGTCAGCAGGGTCCCGTCACTATTCTCCCCCCAAATGTTTCAGTTGTTCCCGCAAGGATGACAAACATTGGGGACGCGGCTCTTCCGATTTTGGGGGATCTTGGTCGTCAACGTGCGAATGTTGCGGGTTCCTATCAAATTGAGGCCACCGGAGACGGACTTACCAAACCGCGCACCGCTGAAGAGATTCGGGCTACTGTCGCTAATCAAAGCGTTCTTACTACTAGCGCAATGAATTTGTTTTACACCCCTTGGCAAAAATTTCTTAAAGAAGTCTTTCGCCGGATGATTAACAAAAGCTACGGAGAATATCAAAGCGGCTACGATCAGGTGAAACAACTCCACGAGCGTCTTAAGATGCGCAAGATTGATGTTAAGTCTCTTAAGCCTGAGTTGCTGGACGTTGAACCTGTTCGCGCCGTTGGTTACGGTTCTCCCGCCCAACGTCTACAAGCTTTCAATGAGTTCTTGCAAATTTCCGGTGGCTTCGATGAAGTTGGTCGTCAAAACCTGCTACGTGATCGAGTAGCCGCACGAGTCGGCTATTCGAATGTTGATCGATATGTTCCTCCCCCCAACGCCCAGAAGCTTCGTCCTACTCTCGACGCAAAGATGGCCACCCTTGAAAATGCCGCAATGAATAGCGGGAAGTCTCTCCCGGTTAGCCCCGATGATCTTCACGGAGAACATTGTAGGGTTCACTTTATAGATGTTGCTCAAAATCTTGAAATGCTCGAACAAGAGCAACAGATCGATGAGATGGCTATGCTTCGTTATTTTTCCGCGCAACTTCCGCATTGCGCCGCGCACCTACAGTTCTTGGCAAAAGATCAGTCTAAGGAGAAGGAAGTAGGACAGTATCTCAAGATTCTCAATTTGATGCGTGAGTTTGTTGAAAATACGGGTAGGAAACTACAAGCTGCCCAACAGCAATCGGCTGGCTCCCAACCTTCTCCCGAACAGCAAAAAATTCAATTTGAGGCTATGAAAGCACAAAACGCAATGGAGATCGCAAGGGCCAAAGCTCCCC